GGCGGCCAGCGCGTACCTGGACAAGCAGACGATCCTGGAGAAGATCCCGTGGATCTCGGTGGACGAGGTGGACAACATTCTGGCCCGGTCGGACGCGGAGAGCCACGAGCGCTTTGACAACGACCAGAACAATGCAGAGGATGATCTGAATGAGTGATCCGGGCACCCGGGCGGCGGACCGGGGACTCTCGGCCGTTGAAAAGCGGCTGATGAAGCTCTACGGCGACGCAAAGCGGGAGATGGAGAAGAAGATCCGCGCCTACACCGCGCGGTTCAGGGCCAAGGACGTGCTGATGCGCGCGGCGGCGGAGGCCGGCGAGATCACGGAGAAGGGATACCGGGAGTGGTTGGAGCGGGTCGTTTTCCGCGGAAAGCAGTGGGAGGCGGTGGTGAACCACTGCACGGACGTGCTTTCCGACGCAAACCGCCAGGCGCTGAACATCATCCGCGGGAAGCAGATCGACGTGTTCGCGGAAAACGCCACCTGGCAGGCCTTTGCGCTGGAGCGGGATCTCAAGGCCAGCTACGGTTTCGGGATCTACAGCCGGGAAACCGTCGGGAAGCTGCTGAAGGACGAGCCGGAACTGCTGCCACGGAAGGTGCTCAACGGAGTGAAGGACGCGGCCTGGAACCGGCAGAAGATTGCCGGGATCATCAACCAGGGCATCATCCAGGGCGACAGCATTGACACGATTGCCGCCAGCCTGGGCACGCAGCTGGCGATGACCGATGACAAAGCCATGGTCCGCTACGCCCGCACCGCCATGACCAGCGCCCAGAACGCCGGCCGGATGGAAATGCTGCACGAGGCGGAGGAGGAAGGCATCCACAGCAAAAAGAAGTGGCTGGCCACCCTGGACAACCGCACCCGCGACGCGCACCAGGAACTGGACGGGCAGACCGCGGAGCTGGACGAGCCTTTCCACAACGAGATAGGGGACATCATGTTCCCGGGGGACCCGAACGCGGACCCGGCGAACGTGTACAACTGCCGCTGCACGCTGATCTATGAGATCCAGGGCCATCCTTCCGGCGGGCAGCGCCGGGCATATAAGGAATGGGACGACGAGGCCGGGCACCACCGGGAGTCCTACCTGGTGGGCAGCATGACCTATGCGGAATGGAAGAAGTGGAAGGGGGAATAAGCATGGCGACGAGCGGCCACAGCCACGTGACCGTGATGGTGGACAAGGAAGGCCAGGCGAAGATCATGGAAGCGCTGAAGCGCGGCCTGAAGAGGGTCGGCATGCAGGCCGAAAGCCACGCGAAGGAGCTGTGCCCGGTGCAGACCGGAAACCTGCGGAACAGCATCGCCTATGCCGTCGGCGGGGAAACGGCCAGCAACGGCGAAGGCACCGCGCCGGCGGACCCGGAAGGCCAGATCACCCTGTACGTGGGCTCCAACGTGGAGTATGCGCCGTATGTGGAGCTGGGGCATTACCAGCAGCCGGGGCGGTATGTGCCGGCCATCGGCAAGCGCCTGGTGGCGGATTATGTGCCCGCAAAACCGTTTCTCCGGCCGGCCATCGAAAACTACACCGGGGAGTACAACCGCATCCTGATCGGCGAACTGAACAAGGCCAAATGACGGTAAAAATGCATTTTTGACAAAAACGGGAATGGTTTCCCGTTTTTTTGACACTTTTTTCCTTTCGCGGGGGTTGCTTTTTCGTCAAAATTGTGCATGAAGATCGAAATCCGGCCGAGGCACTGGTCCGGATGATCACAAAAAACTCCGTAGGGCCAAAGAACCGGCCCCGAAGAAATGGGAGGAATAGACATGGCATCATTCAAAAGGGGTGAGCTCCGGGACATTCTGGGCGAGGCGTATACCGACGAGATCGCGGACAAGCTGGTCGCGCTTCACAGGGGGGTTGTCGATCCCCTGAAGGACGATCTGGACGCGGCGAAGAGGGATGCGACCCGGTACAAGGCAGACGCTGAAAAGCTGCCCGGGGTCCAGAACGAACTGAACGAACTCAAGGGCACAGACTGGAAAGGAAAGTACGAGAGTGAGCACCAGTCATTCGAGGACTACAAAGGCCAGGTTGCCCGGGATGCCGAGGCCGTCAAGGCAAAGGCGGCCCACAGGAAGATGCTGATCGAGGAAGGGATCAGCGAGAAGGCGGTCGATTCCATCCTGAACGCCACGGACTACACCAAGGTCAAGCTTGGCACCGACGGCGCGCTGGATAAAGAGTCGGCGGAAAGCCTGAAGAAGGACATCACAGACCGGTGGAGCGGTTTTAAGGTCGCCACCCGCAGGCGCGGGGAAAACGTGGCCACGCCTCCGGCCGGCGACGGAAAGATGACCCGCGAGGAGATCATGAAGATCAAAGATCCGAGTGAGCGCCAGGCGGCCATCGCACAGAATTTGGATGTATTCCGGAAAGGATGAGGTGAAAAATGCCTGCGACTTATGTAGAAACCCTGACTAACCCCAGGGACTCCCTGCCGAACAGCTACACCAGCGTTACGGCCAGAGAAATTGACTTTGTATCCCGGTTCGGCGACAACTGGAAAGCCCTGATGGACATTTTCGGCATTATGCGGCCGATCAAAAAGGAGCCCGGCACCCAGCTGATCTCCTACACCGCCGACGTGACGCTGGAAAGCGGCGCGGTCGATCCCGGTGAAGTGATTCCCTATTCCAAGTATTCCATCACCCAGGCGGCCAAGAGCGATGTGACCATCGAGAAATACGCCAAGGCCGTGACGGTGGAGGAAGTGAGCACCTACGGCGCGGCCGTAGCCGTTCAGAAGAGCGATAACGCTTTCCTGAACAAGCTGCAGGGCGTCGTCCTCGGAAAGTTCTACACGTTCCTGAACACCGGAAGCCTGACCGGCACCGCCTCTTCCTGGCAGGCCGCTCTGGCGAAGGCCAAGGGCGAAGTGCTGAACAAGTGGGCCTCCATGCAGAAGGACGTGACCGAGGTCGTCGGATTCGCGAACATCCTGGACGCGTACGACTACCTGGGAGCGGCCGGCATCACCGTGCAGACCCAGTTCGGCATCAACTATATCAAGGATTTCATGGGGTACAGCACCCTGTTCCTCCTGCCGGCGGCCCAGATTGCCCGGAACGTGGTCATCGCGACCCCGGTGGAGAACATCGACCTGTACTACATCGATCCCGCGGACAGCGAGTTCGCCCAGCTGGGCCTGAACTACACCGTGGACGGAGAGACGCCCCTGATCGGCTTCCATGCCCAGGGCAATTACGGCACCGCCGTCGGCGAGAGCTTCGCGCTGATGGGCATGGCCCTGTGGGCGGAGTTCCTGAACGGCATCGCCAAGATCACGGTGAACGCGCAGGGGTAACTCCCCTGACGATGACCCCCAAATCGTCAGGGACGTATTGGGAGACTCCGGTGTCCTCCATCCAGGAGGATCTGGCGGTGTCTTCTGACGGGGGAGCTCTCACGGGCACGCTGAAGTACTACGACGATGACACCAAGGCGCTGGTGCGCGACTGGGGTCCCGGGTATTTCCTGGCCGTCGGCTTCGATGACTTCAGCACCGGACTGACCTACGCAAACGTGAGGGTCGGCCTGTACAACTCTGCCGGCTCCGGCCTGGTGACCCTGGACGCGGATAAGGACCTGGTGGCCCATATCACCGATCCGGTGAACCAGAAGCTGATGGCCGTGCAGACCGATCCGGAGACCGGTGCCAGCTATACGCAGTACTGGGATCTGGACAAGCTGACCTACGCGCCGAAGGAGGATTAAGCCATGAGCGTGATTGTTTCCGCAGACCGGGCCGAGGTCAAGGCCAAGGATAAACCCGAGAAGAAGGAAGAAGCGCCCAAGGCGAAATCCACCAAGAAGAAATCCTGACAGGAAAGAGGGAGAGACATGCTGCAGCAGGTGATGGATTACCTTCACAACTACTTTGTGCCGATCAGCGCAGAGCTGAAGACGTATACCATCTCCGGCGGCGTGATCTCTCCCCTTCCCGATGATATCGCGGACGGGGACCGGTTCCGGATCTGCGGCAGCAGGCGGAACGACGGCATCTATACCTGGCACGCGGACGTGATCGGAAACGATGACGACGAGCGCGTGCCGCCGGAAACCGAAGGCGGTGAAGAGACGATTAAGGCGGCGGGGCTTCGTGACGAAACGTTCGCCGGGACGATACGCGTCTGCAGTGTTCCTCCTGCGCTGCTGGCGCTGTCCGAAGAGATCAGCCAGTGGGTGGCAACCTACGGCGCGCAGCTGTCCAGTCCGCTGGAAAGCGAAAGCTTCAACGGCTACAGCTACAAGCTGAAATCCGGCAGTAAATCAGGAGGCGGTCCGCTCACGTGGCGCGACCAGTTCGGAAGCCAGCTGGAGATATGGAGGAAACCAGGCATATGAGTCTGCAGGAAACCAGGCCTACGAGTCTGCTGGACGAGTACAACGCGGAGTGCGTGCTGCTGGTCAAGACCCGGATCGACGATCCCGTCGGCGGGTACAAGACCGCCTTTACGGACGGCGCGACCTTTTCCGCTGCCTGGGAGTATATTTCCGCTCCGGAAATGATCGTCGCGGAACAGCAGGACGTGAGCCGGGTGTACCGGATCTACGTCGACAAGACGCTGGACCTCGACTTCCATGAGGCTTTCCGCAGAAAAGACAACGGCCAGACCTATCGGGTCACCAATCCGGGAACCGACCGCCAGACGCCTTCCTTCAGCCGGATCAACAGACGGCTGATCGAGGTGGAAAAGTGGGAGCTTCCCAATGAGGGAGACGGCAATGTATAAGGCAGCAGCGGCGCTCAAATACTTCTTTTCGGGGTTTGGGATTCCGGCCTACTCGGAAGAGTCCGTGCCGGACGACGTGGCGCTGCCGTATATCGCCTACTCCATCGGGATTCCGGGATGGGACCGGAAGGCTTCGATATTCGTCAAGGTGTGGGACAGAACCACGTCCAATGAACGGATCATCCGAATTGCTGACCAGATCACTCGCGCCATCGGCACGGACAAGCGCAATATTGCCATGCCGGACGGCGGATACCTGGTCATCTGGCCGCCAGACGATCCGAAGCAGATCCAGGTGGACGGCGATTACAGATTTGCCTACATCAACCTCTGGATCAACGCTTATAACATGCCGGGCGCATAACCCGGAGAGAGGAGAGACCAATTCATGAGTAATGCACCCGGAAACATCGCTCCGGTCAGGGAAGACGGGTTTAATAACCTGTTGCTGAACGCCGGAGTGTTCATCAAGAACCTGGATTACAGCTCCATCGCTGACGCGGACGCGCTGCTGCTTGCGATCAATGCCGCGATCGATGCGGATACAAACATCCTCGGTATGACCCGCGGAGGCGGATCGTTCCGCGTGGCCCGGGAAATCCGGAACGTGCAGGCGGACGGCATCCGTTACCCGTGGAAGGGCGGCAAGTTCGTGGACAGCGCGGACCCGTCTCTCAGCACCACGCTGATCGAGCAGACCGCGGACAACCTGAAGGCGGCCCTCGGCAGCTGCACTGTGACCTCCAGCGGCAAGAAAACGACCATCCGGATGAACACCGCGATTCAGGCGGCCGATTATATCAACGTGCTGACGTGGTACGGCAGCACGCTGGACGGCCGGGTGGTCGCGATCACGCTGTTCAACGCGTTCAACACCGCGGATGTGAACATCACCTTCACCGACAAGGGCGAAGCGACCTCCCCTGTGGAGTTCCACGCCCACCAGGAGAACGTGAACGACTACGACTACGCACCGTTTGAAGTCGTTATTTTCGAGCCGAGCGGAACGATGGGTGAGATCACCGTGACCAGCACGGCCGGCGCGGCCGTCGGTGGCACGGCGCTGAGCACCACGAACGTTCTGGCGGCCGGCCAGAAGTACGTGTACAAGACGAACGGCACGAGCACCGCGCCGAGCATCGGGTACCGCGAGGAACCGGATTATACCTGGACCGAATGGGACGGCTCTTCCGAAATCGCCATCGGCACGGCGAACAACGGCAAGAAGCTGACCCTGGCCGTGATCAACAGCCAGAACAAGGTGGTCAAGACCGGCGCTGTGACGCTGGCCGTCAAGACCGCTTAAGCAAACCCGCACCGGGGGATGGGGATCTTCCCCTCCCCCTTGCTTTTTTGAGGAGGAAAAAAGCATGACCAAATTACTGGAGAAAAACGGAGCCGAAATGTGCGCTGCGCTGGTGAGCATTGCCGCGCCGATGAAGGCTTTTCTGGATGACAAGGAATTTATCGACACATTCCGCGCCTGCACGAAGAAGGGCGCGAAAAGCCAGCTGCAGAGCATGGCGATCATCTATGCGGACATGGTGCCGCTGCTGTTCGGCAAGAAGCACCTGAAGGATACCATGGCGATCCTGGCGACCGTCGAGGGGAAATCCGTGAAGGATATGCTGGAAATGAACGGCGTGGAACTGATGAAGGACGCGCTGGACGCGTGGAAGGAACAGATCAGTCCTTTTTTTACGCAGCTCGGTCTGTCGGTCTGAACCCGGTAGTGATCAGCCTGGCCGAACAGCCGCACCTGGACTGGCGCGGCCGGGCGATGTATATCAGGGCAAAAATGGAGCGGCGGCGGACTGAACTATACGCGATGGATCTGCTCTGGATGCTTACCAAAACAAAATATGAAATGTCAGCCCCGCAGCCTTCCAGGATCGAAGCCGGCCAGAAAGAGGCAGACCTCCGGACATACGCCGATATCCGGGAAGAATTGCGGAAGAAGACGCAGGAGTTAATCAATGGATCTGTTTAATGTAGTCGCCAAGCTCACGCTTGATTCAACTGAATATGAAGCGCAGGTGAATGCCGTCACCCAGCGGGTGATCCCCATTGACGATCCGAAGCTGAAACTGGACACGACGGAATACGACGAGAACATCACCGAGGCCGGGGAAGAGGCGGAGGACTTTGAGGACAAGGCCGGCGGCGCGTTCAACAAGGTCGGCGAAATCCTGAAGACCGCCGGCATCGTGGCGGCCGTGGGTGCGATCAGCAACGCCTTCAAGAAGGCGATCAGCTACACCTCCGAACTGGGCGACACCATCGACAAAGGCTCCAAGCGCATGAACATTTCCACCCACGCCTACCAGCAGTGGAATCATGCGCTGCAGCAGAGCGGCGGCGACGTGAACGACCTGAACCGGGGCCTGAGGAACATCCGCCAGATCATGCAGGACGGCGAAGGCGCCACCGGCAAGGCGGCGGAGGCCTTCAACAGCCTGGGCGTGAGCATGCAGAAGTCCAACGGCGAGATGAAGACCGCCGAGGAGCTGATGAACGACACGCTGATGGCCCTGTCGGAGATCGAGGACGCGGATCAGCGCGGCGCGCTGGTGGACGCGCTGTTCGGCCCCAGCAGCGGCGGCATCAAGCCGCTTCTGGAGGAAGGTAAGCAGGGCGTTCAGGATCTGCTGAACGAGGCGGATGAGCTGAACATGATCATGTCCGACGAGGACATCCAGAACGCGGTGGAATACGCGGACGCCGTCTCCAACATGAAGACGGAGCTGGCCATGCTCCAGGCGGACTTCGCCAAGAACATCCTCCCCGTCTTGACGGACTGCGTGAAGGCCATCACGGAGATCATCAACTTTTTCCGGGGCAACGGCCTGGGCGGCGCGGTCGGCATTGCCGGCACCCTTGGCGCGACGGCAGTTGGCACCCAGCTGTTCAGGAACGTGGGTGGCAAGCTGGTCAGCTTCCTCACCGGCGGGTCCGGCGGAGCGACGGCCGGAGGAACGGGCGGATCTGCCGGCGGCACCGGTCTGTTCAGCAGGCTGTTTTCCGGCGGGAAATCGCTGCTTTCCGATCTGAAGGCCGGCGGCGCGGGTCCCCTGGCGGCGCTGTACGCGGCATGGACCGGCGCGTCCGCGGTGAACTCCGCGGTCACGGAAGCCTCCATCGCGGAGGACAACCGGAAAGCGGAAGAGGCCATCTTAGCCGCTGCGAAGCTGTCCAACGCGGACCAGGCGGCCGGCATCGTCCGGACCATCCACAACGAACTCGGATACGACACCGACGAAAACGGGAACATCGTCACCGGCTTCCTGGGGCAGAAATCCTTCTCAAGCCCCGCGGACATTGAGGCCATGCTGGGCACCCGGCGCGGGGAAGGCCTGTGGAACGCCCAGGACCTGACGCTGCTGAAGGCGATCCTTCCCGAGGATACATACAGGCACCTGGGCAACTACTACGGATTCCTGGACGCCACCACGCGCCGGGGCATAAGCACCGACGAAGCCTCCGCACGGTTCGGCGGGATCACCGCCTCGCCGGAGGACGTGACGGCCGTGGCCGAGGACGTATTCAACGCCCTGAGCGAGGCGCTGGCCGCCGCGGCGGAGCGGAAGGAAACCATCGTGCCGGTGGACCCGTCCCTGGACGCGGAGGGCATTGCCGGATATCAGGCGGCGCTGGACAGTGCTGGCCTGACGGCCCCGGTGATGCCGGTACTGACCGGCGAAGGCACCCCGCACGCCGCGGGGGCATGGGATATCCCCTTCGACAACTATCCCGCGATCCTCCACCGCGACGAGATGGTGCTCACGGCCTCCCAGGCGCGCCGATACCGGGAAGGCGGAGGCGGCGGGATGGACTACGAGGCCGTCGGGGCCATGATCGGCGCCGCCATCGAGGACGCCATGGGCCGGGTGATGGTCATGATGAGCGGGGAAAAGGTCGGGGACCTGACCACCCGGAGGGTGAAAAACAACATCAACGCTGACAGCTATTCCCGCGTCAGGTCGATGGGAGGATAACAGATGAACTACGTAATCTTTCGGGGCGTCGCCACATCCGCACCCAGCGGCGCGATTCCCACGGCGCTGTTCAGCACCCAGCTGTCGGACACGATCGTCGGCAAAATGCCGGCGAAAAAGAAGGCCGGCATGCGGTATTCAGAGTACTACGTCAAGGGCCGGGACGGCGCGCTGCACGTGGACGAGGGCCTGAGCAACTTTCCCATGCAGATGTCGCTGCAGCTGGCCAACGCCTCGGTGGACAAGAAGTACCAGGTCAACGCCTGGGCGGACGGCACGGGCAAGCTGATCGTTTCCGACGACGTGTACTACGTGAGCGACGTGCTTGTGGCGAAGGCCTACAAGGCATCTGTCAAGGGCGAGGTCAAATGGAGCCGGGTAGAAGGAAACGGCGGGTATTTCGACCGGGCGGACATCACCTTCGACTGCCAGCCGTACATGGTCGAGGCGATTGACAGCCAGGTCACCATGACGGAAAGCGGATCGATCCTGAACCCGGGCAGCGCCGTCAGCTATCCGCTGATCCAGGTGAACGGCGCCGGGGACGCATCATTCTCCGTCAACGGCAGCGAGATCCAGATTGACGACATGACGGCCAATGTGCCGGTTTATATCGACTGCGACACGGGATATGTCTACACGGAATCCGGAGCCACCAGCATCCGCGGCGAGATCCCGTATTTCGATTTCGGCACAAACGTTATCACCATTGGTTCCGGAGTGACGAGCCTGGTGATCACGCCGCACTGGAGGTGGATCTGATGGCAGAGAACAACCCGGTGTACATTTATCCGCAGGATTGCTCTGATTTCACCACTACCGGCATGGTGGGTGATCTCCGGCCGATCATGGCCACGTTTACGGAAGAAAAGAACGGGGAATCGCAGGTGAAGCTCCGCATCCCATATGACGAGTATCAGCGCTGGAAGGCGGCGGCGATCGGCAACTATATCAAGTGCGCGGTCCCGGTCCGCGTCCCGCCGGTTATCGGGGATGACGAATACGCTGACACCGTGCAGGTCGGCAGTTAAGGGGTGAGAGGATGGCCGCGACAGGTATCGAGGTATTCGGTAAAGACGGAAAAAGAATCGACATAGTCAAGCCGGGCCAGAAGGTCGCCCGCACGGACGGCAACGTGGTCTACTTCGGCTCCACGCCGTACTACCATGCGTATGTCGGCTACACAGACGGCGGCGGCACGCAGAAGAAAAAGGCCACCATCGGATACGTTAAGAAGTCTGAGTTTGACGCGCTGAACGTTTCCACGGTGGACATCCCTGCCAGCTTCGCCGGCCTGGAAGCCGAGATGATCCCCACCCGGCTGATGGATCAGCTGTTCCGCATCGTGGATGTGGTGGAGACCGAGGACTATGTGGAAGTCACCGCCCGGCACGTCTGGTACGACAATCTGAAGAACTACACTCTCTGGCAGCCGACGGAAGGCACGGACTACACCGCCGCGGCCGTCTGCCGGAACATTCTTTCCAACGCCATCTCCCCGGTGGATTCCCACGTGGCGTCCGACTGCACGGACACCCTGAAAGGATCGGAGCTGGACTATCACGAAAAGAACCTGGTGGAGGCCTACCTGGACCCGGAAAACGGCGTATGCGCGAAGTTCGGTTTGAGCCTGATCCGGAACAACTGGGACTTTTACTGTCTCAAGTCCGTCGGCTATGACCGCGGGTTCGTGATCGAGAACGGGAAAAACCTGCTGGGCGTGCAGCGGAAGGAGTCCATCGAGAACCTGGCCACCCGGGTGGCGCCTTTCGGCCACAGCAAGGACGGCAAAATCGTCTGGCTGGACTACAACGGCCTGAAGTACATCGACAGTCCGTTTATCGGCGATTATTCCGTGCCGCACGTGGAACTGTACGATACAGGCCTCCAGGTCGGCAAGGATGGCACAACGGCTGCCAATATTCAGGAAAGGCTGCTGGAAGCCGGGCGGAAGCGCTTCTTGGATGACAAGGTGGATCTGCCCACGGTGGAGATGACCATCGAGTTTGTTTCCCTGGGGGATACCGAGGAATATATCCAGTATAGGGGCCTGGACAAGGTCTACCTGTACGATATCATCACGATCAACGACACGGTCCGCGGATACAGTTATACCGCACAGGTAGTGGGCATCGTGCACGACATCCTGACCGGCATGCTGCAGTCCGTGACCATCGGTGAGCTGGACAACTGGGACGGCACCCGGAAGATTGCCACCTGGCAGGTTCCGGAAGTGGACGGCACCAATATCCGCCTGATGAGCATCCAGGCCGGCGCATTTGCCCCCGGATCGATCTACGGCAACGACATCGCGGAGAACGTGATTTCCTACGCGCATTTCGCCGCGGCGACCATCAACCACCTGACGGCTGACTCCATCAATGCGGTGACCGCGCAGATCCACGAGATCATCGCCGGGAGCATCACGGCGGACGATATTCAGGCCGGCAGCATCACCACCGAGACGCTGGCCGCCAACTCGATCACCGCCGAAAAGATCGCATCCGGGGCCATCACCACGGACAAGCTGGAAGCGAACGCGGTATCCGCCGGGAAGATTGCGGCCGGCGCGATCACCACCGAAAAGCTGGACGCTTACGCCGTCACCGCAGCGAAGATTGCCGCAGGGGCCATCGAGTCGGACAAGATCGCCGCCGGGGCCATTACGGCGGACAAGATCAGCACCACGGACCTGAGCGCCATCCAGGCGACGCTGCAGATCGCGAGCATCGCAAATGCGCAGATCGCCAGCGCGGACATCGGATACGCGCAGGTGAAGGAACTGAGCGCCGGAAGCGCTTACTTCGGGCAGGCGGTCATCCAGGCTGGACTGGCCAACAAACTGTATGTGCCGCGCCTGGCGGTGGGATACGCCCAGATGATCGGGGCGACCATCGGCGACCTGGTGATCCAGGCCAGCAACGGCAATTACTACGGGATCGACGTCGACCTGAACGGCAACGTGACAGCGACGCAGCGCACCGTGACGCCGGCGGAAATCGCCAGCGGGCACACGACCGACGGGCGGCAGCTGGTCCTGGGGACCGATATCCTGGCGGAGGATCTGAACACCAACAACCTGACCGCCAGCCACGCGCTGATGTACTCCGTGACGGCGAATATCATCGACGTGGATCAGCTGTGGGCGCGGCAGGCCTTCATCGATAAGCTGATGGTGCAGGATATCAGCAGCAATACCTATATCCGGAGCACCATCGGCAACTGGACCAGCGGAAGCACGATTACACAAACAATTGACAGTTTGAACACACGCATTTCTGACCTTGGTTACGGTACCGTCTATATGCAACCGGATGAACCGGATCACAGCCATTTGGTTTCTGGTGACATCTGGATTCAAACCATGACGGACGGTTCTTGGCAGGATATCTATGATAATTATGCCTCATGGCAGGATATCTATGATGATATCAGCAGTTGGCAAGTTGTTGGGTCAGTTCCGATCATGTGGGTATGGGATGGGCAAAAGTTCCAGCTTATGTATGATGCCTTGCTC